GACCTGACAGCTCTTATAGAAGCACTCATATTCCATAGCCACCTCCCATGATAGGAGATTCCTTGTGTCGGGCTGGATGAGAGCCGTGAATAGGGAATCGTAGCGATGCCAAAAATCGGTGATATCATCCGCATGGATGAGTAGCTTCATCTGAACATCCCTCGGCTTATAGAATACATTCTCATCATCATATTCGACTCCCGATCTACCCTTGACGCTCACCTTCAGATTATCCCTGACATTCGGATTCCTCAGGATATTCTGATTCGTGCCATCGAGGATATTCACTCCCAATCGCCCGAAATCAATATCATCGAGGTCATATCCCACGTTTATCTTGATGACGGATGACTGATAGGGCTGCACATTCAAGACACGTGGGAAAGCCTGACTGAGGATATCATTACTCATCCCTGACTGATACCTGATAGGCGGGAAGTCATCCACAAGGGAGATGGTGAACTTTCCGAGTGATACCCTTGATGAGATGGATGAGTTCTGCGATAGCCTGAGCTTGAAGCTCCTGCCAAGCTCCACGAAATTGAAGATATGGTAGGACTTATCCGAAAGGAGAAAGAAAAGATCGCTCACCTGAGTTATATTCGTCACGCAGAACTGCATCTGAAAGGTCTTGGCATCGAGGACGGGATCTTCGAGGTCATATTCAGCACCATCATATTCCTCCCACTCGGTTGATTCAGGGGTCTTGAAAGGAGGCATCTGTATGAGTGCCTTATACCCATACCTCTCAACGAATACACCGTACTCGGTGAATGCATCCTTATTATCTATGAACAATCTCCCTGCGTAATTCATTTCATTACCTTTGCAAAATCCGAAATATTGATCTCATAGCCTGAGATACCATCCTTTTCGATCTTCACGACTGAATATCCTGAAGCATCGATCTCGGCAGATGCCCCATGCATCAGTATGATGCGATATAGAGCCGTCTCATCGCATTTTATCCGTGCGATGGTATTACCTACTACAAGGATCCTTTTCTCCCCTGAGAGGGAGATTTTACCCTTATCGATCCAAACACCCAAACGCTCAGGATTGTATTTCGTGAATTTCCTGAACATATCGAGAGATGGGAATCCGAATCGGGTCATGAACTCCGATCCCTGAGCAGAGAAAACGAGGGATGCCGCATCCTCCATGCTCTCAGTACCCTTGAACATGGTGCATACGGATATACGATCAGCCATCTCGGTCTTTCCCCTTTCGAGACAGATCCTCTGAGCATTCTCCTTGGCTTTCTGCCATTTCTTCTGCGCTTCAACGATCTCCTTCATATTATCTCAGTTTGATTCCCTTCATATTGATATCATCAACGGCATCCTTGATGGATTTCGTCTTTTTGTCTATGTCATCAAGAGTCTTCTTCGAGTCAGAGGTATTACGCTCGATGCCTGATACCTTTTCGAGGATCTGATTTGATGTCTCATTCAGATCATTCACTCCCTGAACGAGGGTATAGGTATGACCCTGAATGGTTGTCAGGCGGGCATTATTCTCATCGACAGATTCCTGAGATGCGGTGGCGATACCCCTTGCGGCTCCTTCCCTTTCCTGATCCTCAGGGGCGAACCAATCCTTCACGGTGTCGGGTAGGGCACTCCATATCTGATTGAATCCATCACCGACCTGATTCAGGTCATCCGAGAATCCATTCAGAGACTCGATAACGGAATCCACTCCCTTGAACTGACCTTCCTCTCCGAACCATTTCTTCTTATATTTGTCGAAGATCTGACCGAGAGGCTCTTCGATGAACTTCTGAACGAGCATCCTCTGCATGACATCGGAAACGATCTCATTGACCTTCTTATGCCAAGCCTCCATCGCATCCTCTCCCTGCCTTGCAGCCTCGAAGAAAGCCTCTCCGAGCTGAGATGAGAGATCCTGAGCGGTGGATCCGATGATTTCCTCCAGCATCTCATTGATGAGATCAGCCATCTCATTTGCGAGCTCCTGAATATCACGCTTCCAATCATCGATCTTACCCTGATCGACATCCTTCTTGGATTGTTCTTCCTCGATCTGCTTATAGATGAGGATCTGCTGCTCTGCGAGGTTTTCGAGCTGCTTGCGGGAATCCATATACTTATCCTTGCCGAGTGCCTTGTTTGCGGTATATTCAACCTTCGCATAGGCATCCGCAATCTTCATGATGGATCTTTCCATCATCTCGTTCTCATAGATCACATGACCTACCATCTGCATCCAAAATGCGCCGTATCTCTTTGATACCTCATGGAGTCTCATCACCTCTGCCGAGGTCTGAGCATATACGTTCCTTACCCTCTCCACGGCATCACCGAGCCTATTCTGAAGCCTTACTGCATCCTGATTGTCAAGCTCCCATTGGAGCTGATCGATACGTCTTTGCAGATTATCGATTTCCTCCTGCTTGGAGTCATCATCATTGAATAGGGAAGCGATGGCGGTAGCCACTTGGAGAGCTGCCGATATGACTGCAAGGATCACGGATGCCTTCTCGATGATGGAGATGGCGGTGGCTCCTGCGGTGGCTGCACCTACGGCTCCTGCTGCCGTTGCATCAACTGTTGCCTCCACTCCCTGAGCGACAGATTTTCCCGTATCTCCGATGGCATTGATGACTTCAGATGTCGCATCGAGGACTGCATCGGTGACATCGAGAGCCTTATCCATACCCTCAGCCACATCCTTAGAGAAAACGGATGCAAGGTTTCTTGCCTTTCCTCCGAGATCCTGAATCACCCCGTTCACATTCTTGATCTGCGATGCGCAATTCTTGAATGACGAAGTGACCTTATTTCGTGCATTCAGGGCTTTCTGCTCGGCAACCTGATTCGCTTTTTCAGCCTTATTCTTGTTATTGAGAGCCTTGGTGGTATTCTCTACGGCATTCTTGTATTCCTCGGAATCCTCGCTCAGTTCACCACTATCAACCTGATCCCTAAGCTCCTTCTCATAATCGAGGGCGGCATTATACTCATCCTGAGCGATCTTCAGATCATCCTGAGTCTGCTTCCACTCCGTCATGGCATCATTGAACTCGGTTTTGGCATCACCGATATCCTTCAGGGATTTCTTGAAGGCTGCAAATGGATTACGGGATGATATCTCATCTTCGAGCTTTGCGATGGCTTCCTGATAATCCTTGATCTCCTGAGTGCCCATCGATTCCTTATTCTGCTCGAAATAATCCTTGATCTTGGAGAGGTTATATTCGAGGGTCTGAATGGACTGCTTGCCCATATCACCGAATACCGCATTCCAGTTGATCGAGCTCTTGAAATCCTCGGATCCGAGCTTCGAGAACGCTTCTTCCATCTGACGGATGGCTTCATCCTTGAATTCATCAGGAATGAGGGCGATCTTCGCTGCCCAGTCACGGGTCATCTTCTCCATCTTCTGCTCGGTATTACCGAATTCCTCTATCAGGGCATCTGTATAGCGTTGGCGGGCTTCAGCGATCCTACGGTTCTTCTCATCCTCGATGGATTCGAGGATGGTCGCATTTTCCTCGCTGATCTCCTTTACCTTCAGGAGTTCGGATGCATACTGATCGATGGTTTTCTTTCCACCCTCGGATTTCTCCCACATATCGAGGGTATTACCCTTCTGAGCGAGGAATTTCTGCTTCTCCGATTCCTTTTGGATCTTTGCGAGATCCTTGATGGAATTCTCCCAAGCCTCCCTCCTTTGGAATGCCTGACGGGAGATCTCATTGATCTCCTTAGCCAATCCCTCACCCATCGCATTGATACGATAGTCGGTGATCTCATCATGGGCTTCCTTATTGAACTTCTTCACCGCCTCCTTCCAGTCATCGATAGCTTTCTGATATTGGCGGGCTGCTGCCTTTGGATCAAAGGTGGTTCCCTTCTTATCTGAGGTCGGTGATGAATGCGGATTCATATCAAAGGCATCCTTCAATCCCTGAGCCTCCGACATCTTCTCCTTGTATTTCTGAAGCCATGAGTTAGCCGTTTCCTCTGCATCCTTCTCCGCCTTAGCCTTTCTCTCCTGATCCCCTGCATCGGTGGTGTACCAACTTCCGAAATCGGATGCCTTGGTGTCACGGATGGTTAGGAGATTGATATAAGCCTCGGTATATTTCGAGAGTATAGCCTGAGCCTCTGCCTCCTTCATGAGCATCTGACAATATGCCTCACCCTTGGTTTTCAATACATCCTTCCACTTCGAGAGGGAATCGTAATATCCGAGGGCGGTGCCATATTTCGAGTTCAGTTCCTCTACCAACTTCTTCTCCTGCTTCTTATTGCCATTGAAGTGCTCGATCTTGTTTGCATAGTTATCGATCTCAACCGATGCCTCCGCATATTTCTTTCGGGAATCCTCCAACATCTTCTGCTGCTCCTTGAATTCCTCATTGGCTTTCTTCGCCTCTGAACGGAAATGGGATACAACCCCGATCAGGACACCGATGGCGGCTGCGATCCATCCGAATACTGGGATGGACTTGATGGCGGCTCCTACCATCCTGAATGATCCTGCGAGGGTGATGTTTGATAATGTTCCTGCCTTGTTTGCTGCGGTATTGGTGATGACAGATGCGGTCTCGGCATCCTCTGCGATGGCTGCATGGGATGATGCACCCACCTTAGACTCCTTGGCGGCTGCATTAGCCTCAGTCGCAACGGCATTCGCTCCCTGAGCTGCCGTATTGGTTGCAGTTGCAGCCGTTTCGGTAGCCTGAGCACCCGCACCGATGGCAAGGAGCTTATTCCACCATTCCTTCAGACCATTCAGGGTCACTAACTGAAAGGCAGAATCCTTATTGAGGGTCTGCTGCAACTGCTGCAATCCCATCGTGATAGCCATGAGGGACTGAACCTTCAGCATGATCTTCTGAAGATCCTCATTCTCATCACCAAAGAGTGCAACGGCTCCCTGAGCTGCCGAGAATGCGCCTGATAGACCTCCGAGACCCTGAA